GTTGTCTGGTCGTCAAATCACTAAGCATATGATGAGCCAGATAAACGAAATCATCACGGAAAAGTATGAACACGACGGCGACGCTATTGTGTATGGTGATACTGACTCCTGTTATTTCTCAGCTTATCCTATTCTGAAAGATCAGATTGATAGTGGTCAATTAACATGGGACAAGGATAGTTGCATCCAACTATATGATCAGATTGCAGAAATTACTAACGATAGCTTCCCTGCTTTCATGGAACGTGCATTTCATTGCCCACGTAAGAACGGCGAAGTTATTAAAGCTGGTCGTGAACTTATCGGTGACCGCACTCTCTTTATCACTAAGAAGCGTTATGCAATCAACATTTATGATCTTGAAGGTAAGCGACAAGACTTAGATGGTAAGATGGGTAAGATTAAGGCTATGGGTCTTGATCTTAAGAGAGCAGATACTCCCAAATATGTTCAGGAATTCTTGATGGAAGTCTTGACTATGGTTCTTGGTGGTGCGCCGCGTGATGAAGTTATCGAAAAGATCAGAACATTCAAGCGTTGGCTCAGTGAGCAGGATTCTTGGTCTAAGGGTTCTCCAAAGTCGGTTAATAAACTCACATATTATGGGGAACTTGAATCACGAAGCAAGACTGGTAAAGCAAACATGCCCGGTCACGTTAGAGCAGCATTGAACTATAACTATCTTCGCAAGATGAACAATGATCAATATAGTCAAAAGATCGTTGATGGCATGAAGGTTATTGTTTGCAGCTTGAAGGATAATCCTCTCGGATTCACAAGCGTTGCTTATCCGACAGATGAACTAAGACTTCCGCAATGGTTCATTGATCTTCCATTTGATGATCTTGACATGGAACGAAAGCTTGTTGATGAAAAGATTGACAACTTGCTAGGTGTATTGAATTGGAAGATTCGTCAAGACACTAACACCAATAGCACCGTAGGTGACTTGTTCAATTTCGGATAACAAGATTGTTGCTTTTTGCAAAGAATTCCACTATTATACACTATAGAATTACCTAAATACTTAAAAGGAAAAAACATGAAAGATTATTTACTTGATTTGATCCAGCATACATATGGATTAGGCGTTATTGAATTAGTTAAGGTTGAGGGTACTGACACTGAAACTAAGATTTCCGCATATGCCGAAGACAAGACTGTTATTGTTACTGGTACGTTTAAGACCCCAATTGATGGTTTTCAGGGCGTCTTTGGTATGCCCAACCTTTCTAAGCTTAAGACTATCTTGAGCTTTGATGATTATGACGACAATGCAAAGATCACTGTCAATAAGAAGGATGAGAATGGAGTTCAGGTTCCGACAACCATTCACTTTGAAACTCAAGTAGGCGACTTCGTAAACGATTATCGTCTTATGAGCCGTGCTATCGTAGACGATAAGGTCAAGACAGTCACATTCAAGGGTGCAACCTGGGACGTTGAGTTTGAGCCTACTGTTGCTGGTATCATGCGTCTTAAGAAGCAGGCTAGTGCTAACAGTGAAGAACTAAACTTCGTTACTAAGACTGACAACGGTGATCTTAAGATTTATTTTGGTGATCACTCAACTCACTCGGGTAACTTTGTATTCCAGCCCGGTGTTGGTGGCACTCTTAATAAGGCGTGGAACTGGCCTGTTAAGGTATTTCTCGCTATCATGGATCTACCGGGTGATAAGGTAGTTCGCTTTGCTGATGCAGGCGCTGCTGAAATCACGGTTGATTCGGGTATTGCTAATTATCGTTATCTTCTTCCCGCACAGGCTAAGTAATGATCAAGACCGTTAACGGACAGGGTAGATATATTATGGTCAACGGAGGATTTCCCGCTCACACATATATCAATTCTAGTTCAGGATACATGAATGTCGGTGATGTTAGATATAACACTAGTATGCAGCGACTTGAAGTATATGACGGTAATATGTGGATTGAACTTGGAACTAGCCATGCTAGTGTAGGGTTGACGCCTGATGCTGAATCTGCACTTGACTGGGCTATTCGTAAGCGCAATGAAGAAATGGCGCTTGAAGCAAAAGCTAAGGATAACCCAGCAATTGCAGACCTACTCAATCAAAGAAAAACGATTGATGAGCAAATCAAAGTTATTGAAATATTAACGAAAGATAATAAAGTTGGAACAAATTAACCTTTCAAACAGTCACAATCCCGAATGGGCATTGTTTCTGCCCGCAATCTCGTCTTTCTTCATTAGCGGCTTAGGTAAGCAGCGTGAAGGTGAACAGTATTTTGACCCGGCGAGAATCCCTGCGGCGTTCAACGGTGACGTTGAATGTTTGAATTTCTTCAATAGCAAGCAAGGCTTATTCACATATAAGTGGGGCTTGTATTCTGCTGGTCACGCGAATCTAGATATTACTAAGGATGACAATAATGAATCTATCATCCGCAAGAGGGAAGAAGGAACATTTCTTCTAGGAGACTCAGGTGGATTCCAGATTCTTAAATGTCAGTGGCCAGCAGATTGGAAGGATCCTAACTGTCCTCGTGCAATGAAGAAGCGTCAACAAGTTCTTACTTGGATGGACGAATACATGGACTATGGAATGTGTCTTGATATTCCGTCACAGTCTCTTACAACCTATCACATTAAGGATAAGAAGACTGGTAAATCAGCGCACGGTATCAGCACAATTGAAGAAGCAATTACTGCTACTCATATCAATAACGAATACTTCATCAACAACCGCGACGGTCGTTGCAAGTTTCTAAACGTATTGCAGGGTCGTAATCATAAGCAGTCGGACGACTGGTATGAAGAAATGAAGAAGTATTGCGATACTAACATCTACGGTGATAAAGCATTCAACGGCTGGGCTTTCGGTGGTCAAAACAAGATTGACATTCACTTGATGCTTAAGCGTCTCGTTGGTATCATTCACGATGGTTTCCTTGAAGAAGGTAAGCAGGACTTGATTCATTGTCTCGGTACTTCTATCATGGAATATGCAGTGTTGTTTACTGACATTCAGAAAGCAATTCGCAAGCACCATAATCCAAAGTTACAAATCACTTTTGACTGTGCTAGTCCATTCTTTGCAGCAGCAAAGGGTCTTGCTTATAACAACAATACATTTGAGCATGATACTAAATGGACTTATGCAATGGATAAGACTGCTGAGAACAAGAAGTACGCAACTGATACTCGCAAGTTCAGTGACGGTGTGCTGGCTGACAAGATTCATAAAGTCTTTACAGATAGTCCCGTGACTGACAAGTTGTTGATGAAAGATATCTGCTATCGTGGTCAAGGCTTCTTAGGTCAGCATGGTAAGGAAACAAAGACTTCATGGGACACACTTTCGTATACATTGATTCAGGCACACAATGTCTATCAGCATATGATTGCAGTTCAAGAAGCAAATCGTCGCTACGAACAAGGCATCAAGCCTAAGATGGTTATGGACCCACTCGGCAATCTTAATTTTTCTGAAATCGTTGATGAGATTTTCTCACTCAAGGATCGTGAAAAGAGCCTTGCTATGATTGATCAGTATGACAAGTTTTGGCAGCAGTTCAAAGCTGGTCAAGGATTCAGTGGTAAGAAGACTATCAATGCCCACACAATGTTTGACCAATTGTTTGCAGTTGAGGATGCTGATCCTGAAATTGATGAAGAAATGGAAGACAGTGACGATATGATGGCAGAAGTTCTTGACCAAAACAATTGATAATTTTAACACAGGTGATATAACAATAACATGGACAACGTAGTACAAGCACACATTGAAAAGCGCAACAGAATTAGCGAACAAGCCAAACGTATGATTTGGGTGACGTTTCAGAAAGAAGGTATTCACAAGTACCCTGGTGCTGACACAGATCCTAATTTAGCGACTGGCGACGAATATGATGTGAGCTTTCTAGGATATCCACATCGTCACATCTTTCATTTTAGAGTGGCGATTCAAGTGTTTCACAATGACAGAGAAATTGAATTCATTCAATTCAAGCGTTGGTTAGAAAACAGCTTTACGAATGGCGTATTGCAACTCAACTATAAGTCATGTGAAATGATTTGCGATGATCTATATCAGATGATCGCACATCGTTACCCCGACCGTGACATTGAAATCACTGTCTCCGAAGACAATGAGAACGGTGCCACTATCTATTACAACACAACTAAACCCTATCAATCACTAACCATTTAAGGATTAAAAAATGGCTATTAAGACTAATGTAAATCAGATTTTTGAAGATTTGGATCGTTACCGCAATTTTTGTCGTGAGTACGGCTATCGTTTTAACGAAGCTGATTTGTACAACACTCGTAGTGGAATCTACAAGCAGTTCCAGCGATTTGTAGCTGGACAGAAGCCGCGTAATCAATGGGAAATTGATTACACAAAGTACAAGGAACAGGAAGCAACAAAGGCTCGTGGATAAGATTGTTGTAATTATTAGTGGGATTGTCCCGGGACAATCTCATAGTTGGGGTAACTAGTTATGAATGACTGGTCTTAAGACCAGTCATTCATACCATTTAAAAATAGGAAGAAAATATGCGTAGATTATATTACATGGGACTTGAAGCGTACAACGCTCGTTACACATTGCAACTTACTGAATGGAATAAGCGTGTATTTGAGCGCAGAGGGTATGATGTTGTTTACGTCCCCGGCGAAACACTTGATAACAGTCAGAAGATTGTAACTGGTCAGGTGCTTGATGCACATGGTCGTTCATACTTTGGTATGAGTCAGATGATGAATCTTGTCAAGATGATGCAGCAAGGCGAAGTTACTAGCGAAGACGTTATCTACTTTGAAGATATGTTCCAGCCGGGCTTTGAAGCACTGCCCTATATCATTGACCAGTGTGACGAAGACAATATGCCTCGCATTTTTGTTCGTTGTCTCGCACAGACTATTGACCCTGATGATTTTGTTCATGTTTGGGGTATGGATCGTTGGATGAGAGCATATGAGCAAATGGTTTGTTCAAGTGTAGACGGGGTGCTTGCAACTAATGAAGAAATGGTTGCACATATAAAGGTTGCTGGTTGGGACGTTCCCATCTACAATATTTCAGGTCTTGCATTTGGAAAGCAAGAAGTTATTGAGCGTGTCGGTGGGAAGATCAAGCCCTTCAATGATCGTCGTTTGCGTGTAGTATTTTCTGCACGTTGGGACCAAGAAAAGCAGCCTGACTTCTACATGGACTTGATTGAAGCTTGGCGCGAACGATTCCCCAGCAAGGATGTTGAGTTCGTTGTTTGCAGTGGGGGAGAACTTCGCTCTAATAACAATAGCTACATGGCTCGTACTCGCAAGATGGTTGAAGATGGCAAGCTTGTTATCTATGACAATCTTGACAAGAATAAGTATTACGAAATCGTAAACGATAGCCGTGTTGTCTTCAACTGTGCATTGCAGGATTGGGTATCAAACACAGTGAGCGAAGCAGATGCACTTGGATGCAACGTCTTGTATCCTGCTTATCGTTCATTCCCTGAAACTTTTGCAAACGATCACGAACGTATGTATGTTCCTTGGTCAATTGATGATGCTATCAATAAGCTAGACAACTTGCTTAAGAAGGCTCATCCTAACATGGGCAAGATCAGCGATTACACTGACGGAACCATTGATCGTATCTGTGATATTCTTGAGGGCAAGGGCAGCAAGTATCTTCGCATTAGCAGTGACTATCGTAATCATACTCGTGAGGCAAAGTACTAATGAAGATTGAAGATGGCATCAAGCTAGACTTTAGTGACGTATTGTTTCGTCCTAAGCGCAGCACTTTGTCTAGTCGTAGAGAAGTAAATCTAAATCGTACCTTTACATTCAAGCATAGTGGTCGTGTATGGGAAGGTGTTCCTATCATGGCCGCTAACATGGATGGTGTTGGTACCCTAAATATGGCACTTGCATTACAAGAGCAAGACTTGTTTACGTGCTTGACTAAAGATGTTATTGAAGTTCCTTATGAGTTGAATGCTCATAGATATGCTATCAGCACAGGTATTAGTGATAAGGACTTTCAGAGATTGCAGATGATGCTAAACAAATATCCTTATATCCATTTTATCTGCATTGATGTAGCAAATGGATATAGCGAATATTTCGGTGCTTTTGTAGCTAAGGTTCGTGAGAAGTATCCAACTCACACAATTATTGCGGGCAATGTAGTCACCGCAGATATGACACAGGAGTTAATTTTACGTGGAGCTGATATTATTAAAGTGGGTATTGGGCCCGGCAGTGTTTGCACTACTCGTATTAAGACTGGGGTGGGTTATCCGCAGCTTTCCGCGGTCGCAGAATGCGCGGATGCTGCACACGGTCTTGGTGCACATATCATTAGTGACGGCGGCTGTACTTGCCCTGGCGATGTTAGTAAGGCTTTCGGGGCTGGAGCTGACTTCGTTATGCTCGGAGGAATGTTCGCAGGCCATGATGAAGGCGGCGGCACAGTAGTTGAAGAACACCACTTCACTGGAAAGGTAAATCCAACTACTACTAATCTGATTTACGAGACTAAAAAGTTCGTAGAGTTTTACGGTATGAGTAGTGATACCGCAATGAACAAGCATCATGGTGGCGTTGCTGAATATCGTAGTAGCGAAGGTCGTACTGTTAAGGTACCATATCGCGGTCCCGTTGAACACACTGTACGAGATATTCTTGGCGGTATTCGCAGCACCTGCACATACGTTGGTGCAAGTGAACTTAAGCACTTGAGTAAGTGTACAACGTTTGTTCGGGTAAATAATCAATTTAATAATGTATTCTCAAGTGCTAAATAATAACGTAACACAACGGTTACAACTAACATTAACATATCCGCGTAAGGAAGGAAACAAATATGTCTTATAACAAAACTAAAACCGATCCCGAATTGGGTCAAAAGATTCACGAACACCTTATCAAGATGGGTGTTGAAACCCCAACAGTAGAAAATGATCTTGACCGTAAGGAAAAGATTGAAGTTATTGAAGCGCACTTTCAAGGAATTATGCGCGCCTTAGGTCTTGACCTTAAGGATGACAGTCTTATGGATACGCCAAAGCGTGTTGCAAAGATGTATGTCAACGAAATCTTTTGGGGCCTCGACTATGACGCATTCCCTAAGTGTACAACTGTTGCGAACAAGATGGGCTATGATGAAATGGTCATTGAACGCAACGTAAACGTTCAATCCAACTGCGAACATCACTTTGTAATCATTGATGGTCTTGCTACAGTTGCATATGTCCCCAATGAGAAGGTTCTTGGTCTTTCAAAGATTAATCGTATCGTTGAATACTTTGCGAAGCGTCCGCAGATTCAAGAGCGTTTGACTGAACAAGTATTCCATGCTCTTTGCTACATCCTTGAAACTGAAAATGTTGCGGTTATGATTCACGCCCGTCATTATTGTGTCCGTAGCCGAGGCGTTGAGGATACCGGAAGCACTACAATCACGAGTAAACTGGGTGGAGGATTTAAGACTGATCCGTCCGCAAGGGCAGAGTTTCTGCGATTGGCTTCGGTAGGCGACCTAAGGTAAGATTGGTTGTTGCAGGATCGGAAGGGAACAAATAGTATGTCTGCTGACCGTCGTTGTACCATTTTCTTCCTGCAACAGCACTTTTACCGTACATGGGATTTTTCTCTCCAGAAGATTGACCTTTTTTGCTAGCGGATATTTTTTTCTTGCTTTCTTCGGAATGTGTTTTACCTGTCCAAGTACCGGGCAAGCCTTTATTCCAAGTAGGTCTTCCTTTTAACGAAGAAGAAATCTTTTGTTTTGTTTCTTCGGAATGTATTAATCCTTTTGCAGGGGTTCTGCCCTTACGAGAAGATTTAAGTTTGCTTTTCCATTCATCTATGTCTTGCACCTTAAATCCTCCTGAGCCTCCCGGTACTAGGTTATATGAAGATTTAGAAGAAACAAAGTCTTCATTGACCAGTTCTGTTTCTTTAGAGAACATATCCTGAGGATTATCGTAAATGTGTAGTATAGTTTTCTTAAAGTTTTCTCTGCCGTATTTCTTAAACGCGGCTAATAGTAACTTTCCGGAACCCATATACCCATCATCAAGGTTGTCTGTAGCATGACAACCTATATAGGTTTTATTATTAACAACGCAAGTTGTTTCATATATAATATAATAAGAGAATGTTCGGTTGTATATATTGTTTGCCATACAACTATTTATCATTCTTTGTCAAAACTAGAGGTTTAGAAGATGATATTCAATAAGAT